TGATGCGCTTCGTGAACTTCAAGAAGATCCGGAAGAAGCGGGAAGCCGAGAGGAAGCGGAAAGCTCGCGCGTGAGGTTTGCCGTGAGACGTGGTGCCTTATTCAGGGTCTTCTCCGGGCCACGTCTCACGGTCTCGCGCGGGGCAACGTGTAAGCGTTTCTTACAGGTTGGCGTGGCGCGCTAGAGGACGTCCGGCTACTACAGGTTCGTCCTCGCCGGACGCGGGCTGATCCCCCGTAGGGGGGAGGGGCTGAAGCCCTTCCCCCCGTCTCCCCCGGCAAGGTCGGCGAGTACATGAACAGAGACTATGCCCTGCGCTATGCAGCGGCGGGGATGCGCGTGCATCCCCTGTACGAAGTAGACCCGGCCACACAGACCTGCGCTTGCCAAGCGGGCGCGTCATGCAGCGAGAAGCAACGGGGCAAGCACCCGCGCCTCGGTGGCTGGCAAGAGAAGGCGACCACGGACGCCGACACGGTACGGGCGTGGTGGACGCGCTGGCCGCACGCAGGCGTGGGCCTCGCCACGGGGAGCGCCTCGCGCCTGTGGGTCCTAGACCTAGATGGGCCCGAGGCCGGCGCGTGGTACGAAGCCCAGCTCGAGAAGCATGGACCTGCGCCGACGCTAGGCGTCGAGACTGCGCGAGGGTTTCACCTGTACTGGCGCTGGACGGATGGGGCCGTCGTGCGGAACGCTCAGGGCCTTCAGGCCGCGGGCATCCAGTCGGTCGATGTGCGCGGCGATGGCGGCTACGTCTGCGCCCCGCCGACGGTCCACAGGTCCGGCGCGGTCTACACCTTCCGCACCGACGCTGGCTTCACGCGTGAGATGGCAGAGGCCCCGGGCTGGCTCCTCGACATCGTCAAGGAGAAGCCGAAGCCCAAGCGAGAGTTCAAGGCCCCGACGTGGGCCGTGACAGAACGTGAGCTCGGTCGCACACTCCGCGCCGCGCTCGACAACGACGCAGGACTTCGTCAACAGGTTGGCGTCCAGCTAGGCGGGACCTTCCGGCAAGCCGCTAGGCCCTACGTGGATGACCTCACGTGCCCGAGGTGTGGCGCACGCGAGGTGTGGTTCTACGTGGACGAGGGCCCCGCGGTTTGTCACCATCGAAACTCATGCGGCTGGGCTGGACCGGTCGATCACCTCAGGAGGAACACATGACCGATACCGAACTCGCCGCCTTGGCGGGCATTACCGTCCTACCGATGGCGCGAGACGCCGCAGTGTGGGACATGCTGGACCGAACCGCAGACAAGTTCGACGGCAAGACAGGCGCGCTCATCAAGCCGGGCGACCCGAAGGGGCACCGCGACAACGTCCAGCTCATCCTCGCGCACGACCCGTGGTGGTCGTCCGCGTTCACGTACAACAGGCTCTCCGAGCGTGTTGAATGGGTGCGACGCGATGGGGAGACTATCGCCGTCGATGACCACCACGAAGCGGAGATCGGGCTCACGCTCGCGAGGCAGTACGGCATCCATGCGCCGACTGCGGTCGTGCACGAAGCCGTGGCGTGGGCGGCGCATCGGCACGCCTACTCACCTGTCGAGGACTACCTTGATGCTCTGGAATGGGATGGAGTCGAGCGCATCTCGACGTGGTGCTCGCGCTACGTCGGGGCGCCCGATGACCGCGTGACGCAGGCGATGGGCCGCGCGTGGCTCATTCAAGCCGTGGCGCGTGCCCTCACGCCCGGATGCAAGGCCGACACTGTGCTCATCCTGAGAGGGCGCCAGGGCAGCGGGAAGAGCACGTCGCTCTCGATCCTCGGTGGCGATTGGTTCCGCGATACGCCCATCGACCTCGCGAGCAAGGATCGTTTCTCTGCCCTGCAAGGCGCGTGGATCTACGAGCTCGCCGAGCTCGACTCCCTGCGCCGTGCCGAGGCGCAGACCCTGAAGGCGTTCGTATCGTCGCAGCGGGACTCCTACCGTCCGAGCTACGGGCGCAACACGCGCGACGTGCCGCGCACGACCGTTTTCGCCGGCACCACGAACGACGACGAGTTCCTCCAGGACGCCACGGGCTCGCGCCGATGGTGGGTCATCGAGACGACAACGTGCGACGCGCAGACCTTGCGGCAGGACCGGGACCAGCTCTGGGCTGAAGCCGTGCACGCGTATCGTCAGGGCGAGGGCTGGCACCTCGAGACTGACCTCGAGGAGAGCCGCGCAGTCATGGCGCAACGGTACGAGGTGAGCGACCCGCTGGCTGCGCCGTTCGAACTATGGTGCGACGCCCGGCACGACTTCACCATTGCCGAGGCATGGGCTGCGCTGGGCTACCTCACGCCACCTCAGAATCGGGATGGTCAACGCCTTGGCAAGCTGATTCGCCAGCTGGGACTTCACGTGAGCGGGAAGGTCGTGCGGAACGGAAAGCGCGTCAACGGGTACAAGCTCTCCGACTAAGCCGCGTCGTGTCCACCCTTTCTGTTTGGTGTCCACCCTTGTGTCCACCCTTGTCCACCCTCGAGGATGTAGTCCCCGTCTAGGTTGTCTAGGGTGTCCACCCTGTCCACCTTACTTTAAAGTTCTAGAGAGAATAGAAAGAGAGAGAGAGACATGGAAACGCGTGGTCAGGGTGGACAGGGTGGACAGAACCTGCGGAGATGCAGTCGGCGTCTACGTTCTAGGGTGTCCACCCTTGATGGCGTGAAGGGTAGACAAGGGTGGACACCGTGGACGGCGTAGGCCATCGGGCTAGACTCACCTCAGAGCGTGCGGTCCTCGGCGTGGTGCCTGGGGACTGCGTCCGCCGATGCGCTCGGACGATAGCGCAGGCCTGTCCAAGTCATCCTTGCCTCGCAGGCAGGGTTGTCGTGTGTCTGAGGGTTCACCTACCCCGACCTCTCGCACCTCGACTTTCTCGCGCTATCCATCATATTTGACCCGAAAAGGCTAAAACATGCCGCAAAACCGCCGTGGGCCTTATCGGAAGAAGCCCGCCCTCGACCCTCAACAGGCGGCAACCTTGCCTCTTGTGGACTACTTGCGGGCTAGCGTGACGCAGCTCGAGGAGTGCGCGGAGCTCGCCGCGGCGTCGGGAAGCTGGCAGGCCGTGTCGGCGCTGAAGCTTCGGGCGTTGCAGACGCGCGCGGACCTGGACGCGGCCATTGAGAAAGCGAACAGGCCCGACGACGCCATGAGCGACGAGCAACTCCTGGGCATCATCGTGCAGGCCGTCGCGCAGCTGCCGCCCCAGCACCTCGAGAGGATCGAGGAGGCGGTCGCCATTCGCCGCGGCGGCGCCCCCCTGCGCCTGGTCAAGACCGGGACCGACGACGCATGAGCCTCTCGGCCCTCGCGCGTGCAGCGGACACCCTCCAGCGCAGGGCAGTCGCGGACCCGTTGGCATACTTCAACCCGACGCCTCCGCAGCTCGCCTTCCTAAGCAGCACCGCGCCCATCAAGCTGGCGCGGTCGGGGAACCAGCTTGGGAAGACCACGATGGGCCTCGTCGATACGATCTACCGATGCCTCGGCGCCCACCCCTTTACGCTCGTCCGCGCCGCTCCGATTGAGGCGTGGGTCGTCGTCGTGTCGTGGGAACAGAGCCTGAGCATTCAGCAGAAGCTTTGGAACCTGCTGCCCAAAGACGCCATCGACCCGGAGACGGAGTTCACGCCGGGCAAGGGCTTCCGCGGCAAGGTGCCCATCGTCCGGTTCAAGAACGGCAGTGTCCTTCGCATCCGAACCGTGAATCAGGGGCCTTTGGCTCTAGCCGGCTCGACCATTGACTGGGTGCTAGTAGATGAACCGCCCCCCCAAGCCGTGTGGTCGGAGCTAGTCCCGCGCGTCATGCGGAACCGCGGGCGGATCGCCGTGACGCTCACGCCCATCGGTGCGCCGCTCGGCTGGCTGCGCGAGCTGGTCGAGAAGAAGGTCGTGCAGGATCTCCACTTCCCGCTCACGGTGGAGAACACCACGCCCATCGGCGGGCGTCCGCTCCTGACCCAGGAAGACATCGACCGCCTCGAGGCGCAGATCCTCCCGATGGAACGGCGCCAGCGCATCCACGGGGATTGGGACGCTGGCTTCTCCGAGGGGCGCATCTTCTCCGGCTTTGACCCCATCGCGCACGTCTCGGACATCCTCCCGGAGGGCGAGTGTCAGGTCGGCATCGGTATCGACCACGGATCCGAGGGCGGCTCGCAGGTTGCCACGCTTTGCGTCGTGTCGCGTGACGGCGGCGTCGAGGGCAACCCGCGGTTCTGGATTCTCGACCAGACTGTGTCGAACGGGACGACGACGCCCGAGCAGGACGCCCGCGATATTCTCAACATGCTGCGCCGGAACAACATGCGCGTGGAGTCCGTCGACAGGTGGACCGGCGACCGCAAGCACGGCGGCAGGCGCTGGGGCGGGAAGAAGAGCAACGCGCTCCTCATGCAGGGGTTCGAGCGCGAGCTCCGCCTCCCCATCGGGGCGCTCGGCTTCCGCATCCACACGGCGTGGAAGCCCGCCGGCTCGATCTACGAAGGCGTCCGCATCCTCAACTCTGCAATGCTGCGTCACGATCTCATCGTGCACCCGCGGTGCAAGCAGCTGATCGAGGACCTTAAGATGTGGGATGGCTCAGACGACGAGCATAAGCACGGGATCGATAGCCTGCGTTATGGTGCGGTGGAGCTCGTCACGCGACGGCTATACGTCCCCCACGCCGTGAGGATCGGATGAACGTCCCCGTCATATCTTCGGACGCCTACGAGGTCCGTCGCATCGAGCACACCCGCCTGCGCCGCCGTCTCCTCGAGGGGACGTGGGAGGATGACCTCCACAACCGTTTACAGGTTCACCTCGGCACGGTCCGTAAAGCGGCGTGGGGCTACCCGGACATGTCCAGCAACATCTTCCGGCAGATCGCGCGGGCCTTGAGCGCCTTGTACGTGATGCCGCCGGATGTGACGCACCCCACGATGCGGAACTCTGAGGCCCTGGCGGAGACCATCGCGCGGTCGGGTCTCTGGTCCACCATGAATCGCTTTCAACAGCTGGTCGTCGGGTGCCGAGAGTATTGGCAGCGGGTGCACGTGACCGCCGATGGACGGTTGACCTTCCGCCCGGTGGCACCCGACATGACCGTGGCGCGGTCGTTTGCGGATCGGCCTGACTACCCCGTGGCAGTCCATGAACTGCGCGAGCGCCTGGACGAGAAGGGCGAGCCCCGGTGGACGTGGGACGTCCTCGACATCTCCGACCCCGAGAACCCGATCTACCAGGTCCGCGCCTATATGGACGGTGGGAAGATGGGCGAGGACCTCTCGCAGGTCTACCTGGGGGGCAACTACTCGGGCGCAGCCTACCCGTACCGTCGCGCCGACGGTCGCCCGATTCTGCCCTACATCCTGTACCACGCGGAGCGCATCGGCGACCGTCTGTGGGACGCGTGGGAAGGCGTCGAGGTGGTCGAGGGTAGCTTGAACGTCGCCGTCGCGATGTCCATGCTCTTCCACGCGATCAAGGATTCGTCGTGGCCCCAGCGGTACATCGTTGGCGCGGAGCCGCAGGGCGGGACCATCCAGGGCGACATCGCCGCGGCACGTCGCGAGGTCGTGAGCGACCCTGCTACCGTGCTCATGCTGCGCGCCGTGGACGAGCAGCAACCCGTCATCGGACAGTGGCAGGCCGGGTGCGACACGACCGCCCTTGAGCAGACCATCGCCGCCTTCGCCAACCGCCTCGCGCAAGATGCGGGCGTCTCGCCTGCGGACATTCAGCGGATGGGCGGGACGGCGCGTAGCGGGTATGCGATCCAGCTCTCGAATGAAGGGAAGCGCGAGGCCCAAAGGTCCTACGCGCAGTCCTTCCGCGCGTCCGACGAGATGCTGGTCATGACCGCGGCGATCCTCTTGAACCGCGCCACGGGTACGCAGTACGCGGAGGGCGGGTACTCGGTGCAGTACCGCTCGATCCCCCTCTCAGGCTCAGAGCTCGACGCGCGCCGCAAGCACGCGCTGGAGCTCTTGGATGCTGGGCTCATGACCCGCGTCGAAGCTCTGCGCCTGTTTGACGACTCGCTCACGGAACAGGACGCCGCGGCGATGCTCGCCGAGATCGACGCCGTGAACAAGGCGCGCGAGATGGCCGAAGAAGCCGCGGACATGGAAGAGGAAGCGGGCGAGCCGGAAGAAGAGACGCCCGAGCACGAGGCCACGCCCGGCGATGTCGCCGAGGACATTGCCGAAGGCGAGGCGCACACCGAGGAGAACGGTGCCCGTCGTCAGTGAACGCCAGCGCCGCTACCTAGCGGCAACGCACCCGGACGTGTTGCGGCGCTTCCTCGAGGAGGGGGCCCGCGCTGGGTTCCGCGCGCCTCCGGCAGTCGCCCGCGAGGCGAAGCGCGGCCTAGAACTGCGCGCCAAGTTCAACCGCGGTGGTACGCCCATCGGCGCACGCCGCGCGACCCAGCTCGCCAACCGCACGGTGGTCTCCGTGGAGACCATCCGGCGCATGGTGGCATACTTTGATCGACACGAGATCGACCTGGATGCCCCCTCGGCGCGTCCTGGCGGTCCCGGCTATCCCTCCGCGGGTCGTATCGCCTGGCTACTCTGGGGCGGTGACTCGGGACGCGCATGGGCAAGGCGCATCCTGCGGGCTTTCCAAGCAACCCGCAAGGAGTGACCATGCCCGACGATACCGTGACCACCGACGATGTCGGCACCTCGCGTGCCGAGGACCGTATTCGCGCGCTCTCCGCAGAGCGCAAGCAGCTTCGCGAGAGCTACG